TAGGATACCAGAGTGGTTCCTGATCCTAGACGAAAATTATGGACTATGAACCTAGGTCAAGTCAATGTCAAAAAGCGTCAAAACGCACGTAACACTATAAATAAATCTATTCACAACCGGTGTGGAAGGTCTGAAGCAATAGGGATAGGTTACATGTTTTACGGATGAATCATGGTAGGCTCATGGTCCGTGGCGTTGCAAGTGTTTGGATACCTAGGAGATGCGTATGAACCAAATTTTAAATGTAAGGGCACCAACAGTTTGTGAAATTGGGCCTAAAATACGTGACGCATACTATTTTGTCCGCCAATTCTCATTGAATTTTCACTTTGGTCCAATTGATTCACCATTTATTTTAACTCTTTGGTTATCAACGAGATACGTAGGATCGCGGTGCGTGTTTGGATTTTCTTTATCTGTTTGCTAACCAGTGAGTTGTGCAAATCCTAGGGCTTGCATTTTAACTGTTTGATAACCAATAACTTAGGTAAGATCGAGATTTGCGGTGGTCCGGCGCAAATGCCTGCAGTGCAAAGGTTTACGTATTTAAACGCTTAGTTTTAAGGTGACTATACCAAAACTTCAATTGCTTTTTTCTCCAACTTTTGAAGTGCGTAAAAAAGTTTTATTTTGCCCAAAAAGCAATTTATTATCGTTTAAAAAGGCAAATCTCACGCAAGTCGTTGACAGTGAAAGAGTTGAAGTCAATTGACGGACGTGGCAAAATCTTACATAAGACCTAGCAAGACAAAGAGTTAAAATAAATTGATGGTTTACACGTTCATGTGTTCAACTTACATAAGTCGTTGGGGAATAAAGAGTTAAAATCAATTGCGAGTCAATTGCCACCTTTAAGGTTAATTTAATAAAATATCGGCGTGACAGCTTTAACCTTGTTACTGGATAATTCCGTAGTAACAGCCTCACCATGTTACGGTCTGAGTGGCATTGAGCACGCCTTCCCTGTGTCACGCGCCAAGCTAATCGGATTCACGGTCATTCCGTCACTCGGCCTTAGCACCCTATTAACCCGGTTCACGTATCATCACCCACGAATATGCCCATAAATGGCGTCGCTCCAGTTTACTGGTCCTTTCGGAACCAAATCCCTAGATTCAGACGATTTTTCGACCTAGGCCCAACCATCAACCCGACGGCGATCACCCCGCCTTGGCCGTTTAAATCGCCCGTTTTTGGCCGGTTTCAGCCCGCGAACCGCAATCCGTAGCGTGTGGGCATGAAAAAGCCCTGATCCACGGTAGGATCAGGGCAGGATTCGGAACGATTACATCCTGGTTCTCAGCGAGCACCCTTCACACCCTTCACACCCTTCACACCCTTCAGGCTAGCGAGAATCGCCTTTTTTTGCTCACTGCTGAGACCAGCGACGTTTTCAGCATTCTTGAACCACTCCGCCACCTTCTCAGGCGAGTAGGAACGCGGAGTCAGGCTAGACTCCGTAGCCTTATACCCCAGCGACCCTTCAGGGTGAAGCAAGACGCCTTCCTTGTTTGTGGCCTTAGACAGGGACTGCTTATACGCCTGTATTTTTTTCAGAACGCTATCGCGCTGTTTTCCGGGAGGAACGTCGACGGGGTTCAGCGTTTCCACGCCGTCTTTGAACAAGACGCCCCAAATATCCACGGTGGTGTGAACGTGGGAACCGGATTCGTCTTTCTCCAGAAGCATGTCTTTTACTGTTGACGTCCAGACGGCACGGTCCTGTTTCCGGTCGGCCGCGAGTGCCGTGATTTGGGCATTGAGGTTTTTTAGTTGTGCTTTACTTAATTTATTGATGTCAATCATTGTATGATAGGGTCTCGTCACGTGCCGGAGTCACCAGGATTGGTGAAGTAATCGGTAGTGCCATGATCCATGGCCACAACCATATACCGATTCAGTCACGTGTCAAGTATTATTCGTTACTAGCACTCAGGCCAACGACTTACGTGACTGGTATCCGGTGTGTGGATACGCCCAATGCAGGCTAATCCGTATCCAGTGTGTGGATACCGTATCCAGTGTGTGGATACCGGTCGATGTATCCAGTGTGTGGATACGCATCATACGTGTATGTATGACCCACGTCCGGTCACATGTATCCAGTGTGTGAATACGTGTATCCAGTGTGTGAATACGTGGAGCATGGTCGATTCGAGGGGGGGCAATGGGGAAGTCTTGAGTCCCGCTAGCAATAATCTAACGTCCTCCACATTGTGGATCACGAGCCAACACTTCACATTCACGACACAAACAACTTGACACAACAACCAACACCTCCACAACATTACAACCATGCCATTAGGAACAGTTGGAAAAAGAACCAGGAGAGGAGCAATCACAGAAGTAGAGCGAAAGCTTACTCTGTGTCAACAAGCATGTAAAGAGCTTGATTATAACCCGTTTGCAGAGCTGATAAAGCTGGCACAGGAGACAACGGAAGTAGAAATCAAGGGAAGGATAATGGAGATACCTACCGCATCTGTCGGAGAACGTATTAAGATCGCCTGTGAAATCGGGGCTTATATGGACTCCAAGCAAAAAGGTATTGATCCAGAAGGCTCTGCTAAAGGAAACAACTCTTTCCACATCACGATCAACAAGTTCGAGGCTAAAGGTTCCCCACACGCCAAAATCGAAAAGAAGGTTGAAAAAATCGTGAAACAGGTATCCGGTGTAACCTTAACCAAAATCTGAGATGGAAATAACCTTACCTCTCAATTACACTCCTCGTTGGTATCAGGTACCATTATGGCAGTATCTTCAGGCAGGCGGGCGCAGAGCAGCGTGTGTATGGCACCGTCGAGCAGGAAAGGATTTGAACGCTGTTCACCTTATCTGTACAAAAGCGCATGAGAGGATAGGGACTTACTGGCACCTGTTTCCCACGTATGCGCAGGGTAAGAAAATTGCGTGGGACGGGAAGACGAAAGATGGCATTCCATTTCGCGCGGCGTTCCCTAAGCAACTGGTTGCTTCGGTGAACAACACGGAGATGAAGATTACACTGAAGAACGGCTCAATTTACCAGATTATTGGAGCGGACAAACCAGACTCATTGGTGGGAGCCAACCCTATTGGTATCGTTTACTCAGAGTGGTCTATTATGAACCCTTCACTGCGGAACTTGTTGAGACCAATCTTGGCAGAGAATGAAGGATGGGAGCTGTTCATCTACACGCCTCGTGGAAACAACCACGGGAAGAAGACCATGGAGAAAGCTCAGAAAGACCCAAAGTGGTTTAGTCAGGTTTTAACAGTAGATGACACCAAGGCTATTTCACTAGAAGCTATTCAAGAGGATAGAGATGACGGTATGCCAGAGGAGATGATTCAACAGGAGTATTACTGCTCCTTTGAAGCTCCTATTGTAGGAGCGTATTACGGCAAGCAGATTCAGACGATTGAGAAGCTTGGCCAGATAACTCGTGTTCCTTGGGAGTCTGCCTTACCTGTTCACACTGCATGGGATTTAGGTATCGGCGACAGTATGGTAATCTGGTTCTACCAACAGTTAAACGACGAGATACGACTGATTGACTATTATGAGTGTAGCGGAGAGGGACTGCCGTATTACATCAAGTTCATGAAAGAGAAGCCTTATGTGTATGGGAATCACTATGCTCCACACGACATAAAAGTGAGGGAGTTAGGCACAGGCAAGTCCAGATGGGAAGTAGCTAGATCCTTGGGTATCACCTTTAGGATTGTGAACCGTCAGTCAGTTGAAGATGGTATTGAAGCAGTAAGAGCTATTTTGCCGCGGTGCTGGTTTGACGAAGAGAAGACTGAGCCGGGGGTTATGGGTCTTAAAGAATACCATAAGGAATGGGACGACATGAATAAGGTTTTTAAGAACACCCCACATCACAATTGGGCTTCTCATCCAGCTGACGGTTTTAGAATGCTTGCTCTGTCAGTAAAGGAAACTCATCGTAGAAAGAAGAATTTGCCTCAATCAGCTGAAAGTGAATACGACGTTTTAAGAGCATGAGTGTGTGGGTACAAGCTAGAGAGATGTATGAAAAGCATCAGCTTGATTTTGATAAGGATTATGCTTACTACCAACTACATGGGTATATCTTTCAAGGTCAAGACTTCCTCATAATGGGAGAGGAAGAGGAGGATGGATGGTTTGTAGCTTTTGCAATAGGTAAAGGTTGTGTTCCTTTATTTTTAAGGTTGATGCCAACTGAAAAATCCTACATATATCTATACAGGCTTCAGAGAGGACAGAAAAAACTGGTAAAGATACCAATTAAACGATTACAAAAACTATACCCAGTATGAACATTTTAGACTTTTTGTGTGCACGGCACCTTGTGTGTTCTTTCGGCGGCGGGGGAGGAAGCAGTCAACCTTTAACTGCTGCTAAAGCTCCTGCGCCTTTGCCTTCGGCACCAACCAAAGAAGTAGCTACTATTGCTTCGGCTTTGGCTCATCGGCAACGGAGACGAATTGGTCTGTCGGACACCATTCTGGGAGGAGCATTAAGCAACAACAACAATGCCCCCACTAAATCCATTCTTGGACAATGAAAGAAGAATTTAAAACACTGTGCTCGGAGTTTAAGAAGGCTGCTTCAGCACGACACCCATGGGAAGCTCAGTGGCAAGAGCTTCGTGATCTTATCCACCCTGATGCTTCAGACTTTAATCGGACTGCATCAAAAGGTTCAACAAACCATGAGCAGATTATGGAAGGCACAGCACCTTGGGCCTGTGAACAACTGGCAGGAGGCCTACATACTTTCCTTACAAGTCCAGTCCAGAGATGGTTTGGTATTGGGGTTGACAACTACAACTTAGAGGAAGATTATGAAGGTCTTCAATGGGCAGAGGATGTTGCTGATGCAATGGTGAAACAGTTCGCCCGCCCGATAACTAAGTTTGACCCTTCCATCCATGAAAACTATCAAGATTTGGGAAGCATTGGCACCACTCCTCTTCTTCAGGAGTACGACAATGAGACACAATCGCTAACCTTTAAGGCTATTCCTTTGTCTGATCTGTGGATGAAAGAAAATCACAACGGGGACATTGATACAGTGTTTCGTCAGGTTATATGGAACACTCGTCAGGTTAAGCAGCACTTCACTAAAGAAAGCGATATGATCACTCCTAAGATCTTTGCTGAAAAGAACGAAGAGAAGATGTGGACCGTGATTCATGTAGTATTCCCAAGAAAGGATCGAAACATCTTTAAGCAGAACAAGCAGAATAAAAAGTTTGCTTCTGTCTGGTTCTGTGAGGAAGCTGAAGGTATTTTCCGCAGAGATGGGTTTGATACCTTTCCTTACCATATTGCTCGCTGGAAGAAGAAAGCCGGAGAAGTATATGGACGTTCTCCAGGAATGACCTGCCTACCGGACATTCGTCTTATTAATCAGATGGAGAAGACTCAGATTAAGAGTGCTCAGAAAGCAGTTGATCCTCCTCTTCTTGTTCCTTCCGATGGGTTTATGATGCCTATTAGGACGGCGCCGTCCTCACTTATCTTCTTTGAGAATGGTGTGGCGGATAATAACATGCTCAAGCCTCTCGAACACAAGGGAAGATTCGACATTGGTGAGGAGAAGATGAATCAAAAGAGGGATCACATTATGCGATGCTTCTACGCTGATTGGATCGTTCGAGACAAGAAGAAAGAACGTCAGACAGCTCTGGAAATCCAGGATGATCGAAACGAGATGCTTCAGCTTATGGCTCCAATTTTAGGACGCTTACAGACAGAGTTTCTGGGTCCAATCGTTGTTAGAGCTTTTGGTCTTCTCAGAGAGCACGGGCACCTACCCCCAGCACCTCCTTCTCTCCAAGGCAGAAACCTTAACATCTATTATACTTCGCCCGCAGCCAAGGCACAACTGTCTTCTAAGTCCATGGGACTGAGACGCTTTATGCAGGACGTGGCTCCAATTCTCTCAATTGACCCAACTGCAATAGACAGTGTAGATATAGATGTGATCGTCCAAGAGCTTGCTCTTCATGACGAGGCTCCACGTAGAGCTATTCGAACACCTGAAGTTGTAGCAAAGATTCGAGCAGCAAGAGCTGAGCAGCAACAGCTTCAGCAAGCAGCAACAGCTGCTCAGCCTTTAGCATCAGCAATGAAAGATGTTGCTACTGCCAAAGAGAAAGGGGTTAATATTGGCTTATGATACCTATGATGAAAGATCTACATGACCTTATCAGCCAGAAACTGATCTTGCGTGATGCCTATAAGAAAGTGTTTGAAAGCCCAGAGGGTAAGATTGTGTTACAGCACATGATGAAGACAGCAGGCATTCCCAAAAAGCAATGCACCACAGAGGCACAAGCTCTTCTTGTTCAAGAAGGTAAGCAATTTATGGTGTATAACATACACTTTATTCTCAATCGAGACCCACAGGTTCTTGTAGAAGAAATAGAACAGCAATACAAAGAAGGTTAAAATATGCATATACTCAAAATCCCAAGTCGTCTCTTCGCACCTGAAGGTGACGGTAGCTCGGGTGGTTCAGGATCGGTTCTCGGAAACGGAGCAGCCGCAAGTTCAGGAACACCACCAACCATACCAGACAATTGGAGAGACGCTCTTCCTGATGATCTGAAAGGAGATCCTTCGTTAAAGGACTACAAGCCAGGAAAGGATGGGTTCGCATCTGTCATCAAGACCATGATCAGTTCACAGAAGATGATTGGGGCTGACAAAATTGCGAAGCCAGGAAAGGATTCAGCTCCAGAAGTCTGGGATGCTTTCTATGAAGCCGCAGGTCGACCTAAAGTCGCTGGGGACTACGCTCTCACCGTTCCAGAAGCACTCAAAGATGTTAAGCTCGATGAGGCCAAGATGGGTAAGTGGAAAGAAATCTTCCATAAAGCAGGAATTTCTCAAGGAGCTTTTGACACAGTCCTCAATGAGTTCCTAACCACTACTCATGCTGAGCAGACTGCAATGGCTCAAGCTACTGCACTAGAATCAGAAACCCAACTCAACGCTCTCAAAACTGAATGGGGTGACGCTACTAAAGGAAACTTCAACACTGCTAGTGCTGTAGTAGCTAAGTTTGGAGGTCCAGAAGTTCAGAAGTATATGACCGAGTCAGGTTTAGGGAACGATCCTAAACTGATCAAACTCTTTGCTGCTGTGGGTGCTGCTATGATGGAAGATAAAAATGAAGGCTCTGGTCTTGGAGAGTTCGTCACAGATAAGACGAGAGCACAAGCTGAAATCAAGCAACTGAAAGGTGATTCTGATTTTATGGCTAATCTCACCAACCGACAAGCTGTGGGACACTCTTCAGCTCTGGAGCGATGGACCAACTTACACACGGCTTTTTCTAAGTAAAAAGTTTAACATTAATCTTGACTGTCACAGGAAACTGTGGCAGTTCTCATTTAAGACGGGAGACCACTTGTGGTTCGTCTGAAACCAGCAACGCTGGCTGTTAGCGACAGGGTTCGCAGGAAGAGTCCGAAAGGGCAACTCAACCGAATTGTTAGGTAACTTTTTAATTATTTCAGCTATGTCACAACAAATCGACACCGCTCTAGTTAATCAATACCGATCTAACATTGAAGTTCA